ATAAATAATCTGTAATTGTATCACTGTCAACAGTGACAACGACCGATGATGCTGTAATTCGTGGTGAGTAAAAACGATTTTTAATTGTTTCAGCAATGTATTTAGTACGCCAAACTTGAGGGCGTAATATGTTTTTAGTGTATGACTCTACCTCACGTCTGCATGAAGTAATTAAAGAGCTAATCAAGCTATCTTCATCACTGTTTTCAACCTTTGCCCACGCCTTAACGTCTGCTAGGGTTATCGGTTCGCTGCCCGATTCACTGATTAAAATAGACATTGACTAGCCCCTTAGTTTTAGACTTCGCCGATTTGTGCTAGGTCATATTTTACCGCCACTGCGTTAATTGTTGCGCCTGTGGTTGTTCCTGTTGAAGTGATAACCATACGGGCATAACGGAACGTAGTACGCGCCAAACCAAAGCTGGTTACACCAACGGCAGTTACTGCTGTCAAGTCACCGCGAATGGTTGTAGCGTCTGCTGTCGCTGCATCGCTAAGGTTTGACACATTGCCCACCTGAATCGATGGGGTATATGTGCCGTCTGTGTATGCTGTCACGTTCATAATAAACTCAACACCACCACACAACTCAAGGTCGATAATCGCCCCATTGCTTGTTGTGTTTGTTGAGATAGCTGCTGATGTGCGGGCATTTTCCACTGTAATAGCGGAGTTTAAGTCACGAATCTCATTCATGTTATTAAGCCTCGAATGTTAAAACTTTGTACGCTTCGGAGTTGACAACACCGCCGCCCACACGTTTAGTGGAGTAGAATTGAACGTAAGGCTTGTTGGTATAAGCATCACGCAAGACACGGATGCCGACCTTATCAACAATCTGATAAGCCGATGCTAAGTCACCGAAGATAATCGACTTAGAACCCGTTGCAATGCTTGGCATGTGGTCAAAAGAGCTGTCAACAGCTTGGCCGAGTACAGTACCCATCACACCTGCACTAAAGTCAGGCTGCCAGATATAGTTACCATCGGAGTCTTTCAACTTACGCACTTCGCCTAATGTGTAGCGATTCATAAAGAACTTGGCCATGCCCCAATACTTTGGATGCAATGCGGTCATTAAGTTAATTAAAGCATCGCCGCCGTTTGGAGTAGCTGCAAAACCACCATTCACGCCTGTTTTAACTTTTTGCACAGTACCCCATGCGCGGCTTGCGTCAGTGGTGGTTGCTAAGGTATAGCTTAATAATCCTTTAGGCTTGCCAACACCATCACCATTGATAAAAGCGTCAGATTCTAAGCGGCCAAACTCTTCGGCCAAACGTGCAATAATCCAACCCTCAACGTCAATCTCTGCATCGTCAAGCAAGGTTTGAGTGGTGGCGGGGTTTGCGTACATTTCGGCGCAATCGATTTTCCACTGACCAAGCTGTGCATTGGTTGTGGTCGGACGTGATGCCGCTTGACCTACCCAGCCACTGCCAAAGGTTTGATTGTCAATGATACCTATTAAGGCATCACCACTAATCGCTTGAGCGGAGGCATATTGGCGCACAGGTGAGTACAATTGAATCTTACGAACCAAGCGACCACTTGTATCGCGTGGCACTAAAAAGCCGCCGTCAGGATTGGTGAGACTGCTCAATGCTTTAACATCAATATCGCCAGTTTTGCCGCGTAACAGGCCACTAAAGGCGTGTTTTTGGTTCAACTGTTCAGGGGTTAAAACGCCCTCTTTTTGAGAGGCCATTAACAGGTTTTGTTTGTTGATTTCGGCGAATTTAGTCAACAACGAGTCGATGTCATCGTTTTGTTTGTTGATTTTGGCTTCTAATTCGCTAACGGCTTTGCCTTGTGCCATTGATGCCATTTTGCTGTCAATGTCTTGGCGCATATCGTGTACAGATTTGTTAATCTGCTCTACGATTTGAGTAATCTCTGTCATTTTTGACCTCGCAATGTTTGATTAAGTTTGACCAATAAAGCTGCCACATCATTGTAATCGGGCGCATCATCGCGAGCGGCCTTTAATTTACTGAGTAGCGTTTTAGCTTCTTTTTGTGACAACTTACAAACATCACGCAGGTAGCGTTCACAATCTCTAACGGTTTCTAGTTTACACGATTTCATGTCATTGACAAGCGCATTCGGATTCATTGCAAAAGTGACAAATGAGTATTCCATCACTGACAATTTTTTGATGATGCGCGTGTCATTGTCATAGCTAAAGTCGTCAATCATAAAGCCAATGGATAGGCCGTCAATCGCATTGTTTTTAACGAGTGTACGCGCCTCTTGTGCTTTTTGTATATCAAGCAACAATTCACCATCAACAGCTAGGCCATTATCGTCTTCGCGCATGGATAAGGTCTTGCCGATGGGGTTATTCCAATCATGCTGCCATAGCACACGGACGCGGCTCGTGTCTGCTTTTTCTAACCACTCGCTAAACGCGCCCTTTAAAATAATGTCACCGCCTAAGTCGGTATTGCCCGTGACTGCTGCATAACCACTGTACGCACCATCGCCCGACTCTTTAAAGTTACTATCAACTAGGCTCAATGCCTTTGTATAATGCAATCTCATATCATTACCCCTCTATATTCTTAACATCGTACCCTAAAACACACCTGCAATTGATTGTATTTGCCGCACTGCCTCGCGGGTCGCTTGGGTGCATCATTGCCTCACCATTCACATTAAACGGCTGCCCCATTGGTCGCTTTTGCCCGTTAGCTTTCTTGTGTGCGTCTCTTACGCGGCTGTCGTTAGTGCTTATCCACTCTACCTCGACTTCAAGGTCTGTGTCATTGGTGGCGGCCTCTGCTCGTGTATATTGCGACACGTTAGCCGCCTTGTGTGTCTCGGTTCTAGCGATGGTCATGGCTCGGCTAACTGCGTTTTGACCGCCTATCCTGTTCGCTATTTTCTTGGCCACTTTTGTCGGTGTCGCCTCGTAAGGGTCTATTAGGCTTGCAAGCATTGACTGCATGATAACCGCGCTTGCTGTAGCCACTGTGTTAGAGCTAACCGTTGCGGCTGTGCTTAACGCTGCTGTTGATAAAATACTAAAGATATTATTCTCGACAAAGTTGTCAAAAAAACCCTTTTCGGCTTTTGGTGTGAACACCTTAAAACGCTTGGCCGTCTCTGTGCTTAGGTCGGTTAGAATATCGGCTAATCTGTTTTTGTGTTCTAACTGTATCTGCACGAATTGACTGTTGTTTTGGTTTGTTTCATAAGATGCGGCCAACAAACCTGCCGTATATCGTAACTCACGCTTGATTAGCTTTTGATAACGCAAGGCGATTCTATCTTGCATCAACAAGACAGCACGGGCGTATTTTAACTTCTCGATTCTAGTCATAGCTAAAACATCGGATTAAGGTTTGGAATATCTGCCCCTGCCATCTCAAGGGGTATTAGGCCACTATTGACCAATAACACATCACCACCATCTACAGGCTCATAGCCCATGGCCTCACGCTTTTCGTTAGTGCTGATTGACTGCATGGTGTCGAGTTTAGCATTACGCTCGGCACGTCTTGGCTCTAACGCCGCCACCGCGTCAATATCAACACACATAATATCATCAGGTGATAACCCTGCACGCCATAACAGCCACTTGCTAAGGCCTGATAACAGGTTGTTATAGAGTGGAATCGCTGAATCCTCATAGAACGATGCCCGCGCCTGCTCATAGTTAGCATAGGTTTGGCTACCCTCTAGCCCTAGCAACTGACTCGGCACGTCTAACGCCTCGCATATATCGCGTTTAGCACTGACCTTGCCTTGTATGAACTCAGCATCGCGCATGGTAAAGCTAAACGGTGTCCACTTTAAACCACCCTCTAAGATTAGTGGCTTGCGCTGATTGTTCACGCCTGCATATTCTGCCCCGAACTGTTCACGCATACGCTCAAACGCACTTTCGTCCAGGTTCGCATCGGTGCTTAAACTGCCTGCTGGCTGCATATCATTATCGAGTAACTTCTTGTTGCTGTGTGCATAGGCGTTTAATTGGTCAACGGCATAAGCGGCAGGCAGTAATGGCGATTGCCCACGGTATCTGTTAAGTGGATTTTGAGCGCACCACATAAACAGGTTAGAGGGCGGTATATTGTATTGACTCTTTTCGCCATTGCTTGCCGTGTACATCCATTTCTCGACCTTTGCGAATTGGTTTTGTGACTCAATGGCCGTCAACCAATCGGGACGCAATACCCATAATTCTTGGGGCAGTCTGTTAGGAATTATCGAATCGCCATATATCGGAGCTTCACCGCTAATCAGGTAATAGATAACGGCTTGCTCTAAAAACTGCGCTAGTGATTGTGTATTGTTAGGCTGTGTTAAGAGTTTAGCGAGTGATTTGTTAGCGTCTAGCGGCATGGTAGAGCCGTCCTTACGCTTGATAATGATGGGGCAAGCCTGCACCGCCTTAACGTACTCTTGCACACAAGCATACACGGTAGGATTACGTTGGTAGCCCTCTTCAACAAACACCGCAAAATTATAAGCCGTAAAGTTGCCGCCTGTCTGTGCAACCAACAAACGCAATGTATTATACGCCGCGTCTTTTTTCCAAAATTGCCACCATCTTTTATTCATAATCTGCGTACCCGTACAACGTTTGGTTTCTTAACTAACGGCTCTATCGCATAGCGTAATGCGTCTGCATAGTGGTTGTTTTTGTCTTCGATGTCGGTGGTCGGATTATCGCTATCATCTGTTTTATAACTATACGCCGCCAACTCTGCAAAACAACACTGTGCATCGGGGTGTATGTAGATTGCCTTAAATGTCTGCAACGCTACAACGCCGTCCTCTACGCTGCCTTTCCACTTTGTACAACCTTTAATCAATGGTATCTCTTTTCTGACTTTCGATATTGTTTCAGGTCTAGCACAATCCGCCCGTGATGTATATCGTAACACATTCGGCACATGGTCAATAAGATACGCGCCTGTATCATCTAACTCAAGCCCCACTTTTGATGCCGCATTTCTAATATATAAACTATCCTGAAAAATATAACACTCAATAATTGCAGTAGGGTCAACACTAAAGCCCCAATCTATGCCAATGTACGGTGTGCCAAATGTCGGGTTAATCTCAAAATCAAGCATTTTTAACTTCTTGGCCAAGATTGAGTTATCGCTGATTTTTAAGAATTGCCCCTCCCAAATCCAAGCATATCGCCCCGCATCGCCTCGCAAGTCCCTTAGCCGTTGATTGTTTAGAGATTCAGGAAACCATGGGTTATCTTGCCAATTGATTGTTATGTGTAGGGTGCGTTCGTCTTTGTTAATGATGAATTGTTGCCATGTCGCGTCATGCTCGAATCTTGGGTTAAACACGACATAGAAACGCACTTGGCCATAACGTGGCGTAGGTCGTAGATATGACCATGACTGCTCAGAGATGTTTTCGGCTTCGTCCGTTAGCACTACGCGCAATTTATTGATTGACTTAATAGACGTGATGTTTGACTTTAAACCCGCAAAAATAAACCTTGAGCCTGTGATTAGATTGGTTATTTCGTTATTAAGGATTTTAAAATAGGGGTCAAGTTTGTATTTTGATATGGCATTGACAATCGTTGCGTAGAGTGAGTCAGCGATTGACTTTTGAATCTCACGACAGCATAGAATCACACCATCATCAATAAAGGACTCGGTAATAGCAATACAAGCCAACGCCTCAGACTTTGCACCGCCGCGTCCACCTTCCCAAATAATCGTGTCGTATTGGTTAGTTTGTAGATTTACAAATGACGGGTGCAGCTTGTTTGGATAATCAAAACTAACTTGATTCATTTTTAGGCTTAACAGGATTAAAATTAAATACAGGCGGTTGTAACGCTGTACCATTCGCGCCCGTGTGTTCTTGTACGTTTGTCTCTTTCCATCCTGCCTGTGTTTTCAAAAAGAAAATCATGCCAGTCATGTTGCCACCTTTGATTGACTCCATTAGTTTATTGGTCACTAATGCGATGCCTTTGGCTTTTCCCCTTTTAATAGCGGCTGTAAATTCTGTATTTTCTTGCTTTCTTTTATGCAATGTCGACTCACTTATACCCAACGCTGCCGCTATCTGTTCCTGCGTCAAACCATTAGCCGCCAATGATTCAACCTTATTCAAATCAATTTGTATTTTTGGCTTGGTTATCATGTTTTAACTCAAATATGGAGCGTGATGGTCAGTGCTACCCTGCCGCTGTGGTGTTGGACACACCCATCGCTTGCTTATCACGCTTTTTAGGGTACGGCTTCGATAAAGCCTTAACTCTCTTTGCAACTTCTTCATCTAGCGGCATTAAATATCTATGCTTTCCTTCTGTGTTCTTTATTAAACACTCGCTAGGCTTCACTGTTTTACGTTTAACTCCTTGCTGAATATTAAATCCTTTTTCTGATACTTGCCTAGAGTGCAATCTTTTCCCTTTGTGCCAATATTCTTTGCTCTTTGCTGTATCGCCTGAATAAATCCAGTTTCCAGCTTGATACACTCCGCCATGATGTCCATATTGAGGGTCGGCAAAACTAACAATAAGTTTTAAGTTTTGGCTGTTTTTTTTCAAGAATAAGATAGCAATTCTGACTATTCTGCTAACTGTAGTTTGATGTTTATTAAGAGCAATTCTTGTTAGCTCGCACCCTTCTGTTGACTCTAAGCCATAAGGTTTTAACAAGTTGCTGCTTGCGCCTCTACTAAATACAACAACACCAACAAATTGCTCATCTTCCCAAACACCAATTTTAACTAACGGTGGTACAGGTACTGATTTTGAATAATGCCAATTCTCACAAGCGTACTTAACTGCATCATACGAAGCCCAATCTACTTTCAACTTCACTTTATCCACGACAATCAAACTCTTTGCCGCAATGAGGACAAGCAATATATTTAGGGCTTAGTTCGTCTAGTTTGCCTTGAGCATCTTCGTTTGACGGGTCAAAATTAATTTCTTCAAATAACTGCTCTATATCATCATCACTAAACCCAATCAAACCTAAATCAAAATCTAACTCTTTCAACTGCTCAAGTTCTATTTTAAGCAACTCGTCATCCCAACCAGAGTTAAGAGCTAGTTTGTTGTCAGCAATAATGTAAGCCTTCTTTTGTGCCTCGCTTAAATCGTTTAGTGTAATCGTCGGCACTTCATCCATTTTCAGCTTTTGCGCGGCCATGATTCGACCATGACCTGCAATGATTCCGCCTTGACCATCAATCAGCACTGGATTCGTAAAACCAAACTCTTTTATGCTTGATGCGATCTGTAATACTTGATCGTCACTGTGCGTACGCGAATTATTGCAGTATGGTATTAGCTCTTTAATATTTTTATATTCAACTTTTAAGCCGCTCATCTCATCCCCTCAACAACCCACCACACCAAATATAAAAACCACACGCTAAAACTGATTATCACACAAACGCCTGATATTAGACATAGCTGTAAAAACAGTTTTAGGGCTTTCATTTCTTGCGCCACTCATTAAATGACTGTTTCAAGTTCGGCAACGCTATAATAATTTGTATGACTGTATATAGTATTGTTGCCATGACCAGCCAATCTTGCACTTGTATTCCTGCGAATGTCATTCCTGTGACGATAATCGGTGGCGATGTTTTGATAGCAGCCATACTCAACCCAT